ATTATACCTATATTCAAATCACTGCAAATGTATTGTATGATCCTAAGAGAACAAGATTGACTGCAAGTGAGATAAAAGAAAATGTCAAGACTGCAATCAATAACTATGCAAAGTCAACACTAAACAGTTTTAACTCTACATTTAGATCATCTGAATTCAATAATCAAATCAATTCAGTTGATTCTTCTATAATTACAAACGAAATATCTATTCAACTACAGAAGAAATTTTATCCAAATCTATCTACACCAACCACATACAAGTTGTATTATGGTGCAGGGTTAAAGCGTGGTATGTTTTTGAGTGGTATAGGCAGTTCACCTTCAGTTGTATACAGAAACCCATTAAATTTAGCACAAACAATTGACGGTCTTTACATTGAAGAAGTACCATCATCAACAGGTGGTGCAGAATCTATCACAATAACCAATCCGGGTTTTGGATATCAAGGTCAACCAACAGTGACCATACTAGGTGATGGTACAGGTGCAACAGCAGAAGCTGTTATGACAAACAATGGTACTATAAAACAAATTAATGTTTTAACAAAGGGAACGGGTTACACATCAGCCATACTTAGAATTACACCAGCAGTAGGTGATACAACAGGTTCATCTGGTGCAGGTATCATTACACTTGAAGGCCGTTATGGTGTGTTGAGATTATATTACAATGACACAACAAATGTCAAGACTGTATTTAAAGGTAATATTGGTACTGTAGACTACAATTTAGGTGTTGTTACATTGGATGCATTTTCACCATTGAATGTGAATAATGATTTAGGCCTATTAACAGTAACCACCAACCCAACAACAACAATTATTTCTTCCACATATAATAGAGTTATTACTGTAGATGAATTTGATCCACAATCTATTATTGTGAATGTTACTGCCAAATCAACATGATAGATAACAGCCAAAAAACCTCAAATCTGGTTTTATCTCAGTTACCTGAGTATGTTCGGGATAATCCTGAATATGCCAACTTCAATCTATTCTTAAAGGCATACTACGAATGGATGGAAACAAATGGTAAAGTAACAGATAGGTCTAAAAACCTATTGAATTACAAAGATGTTGATGCAACAACAGAAGAATTTATAGATTATTTCAACAATGAATTTCTACCTTTCTTTCCAAGAGAATCATTGGTAAGTCAAGAGCAGGCTGTAAAAGTTGCAAGACAGTTGTACCAAAGTAAAGGTACACCAGCATCGTATGAATTTCTTTTCCGTGTACTGTACAATACTGATGTTGAGATATTCAATACCAAAGACTCGGTTTTCAAAGCATCTGGTGGTACGTGGTACATCGCAAAGAGTTTAAAATTACTATCGGCCAATCCATACTTCTTACAGACAAAAAACTATAGAATTTTTGGTGAGGTTTCAAAATCTATTGCAACGATAGAGGCTGCCGTATTAGTTGGCAATAAAACAGAAATATTCATATCAAACATAGAAAGATTGTTTAATTCTGGTGAAACTGTTAGAATTGTAGATTCAAACAACCAAGATGTTTTATTTGGTGGTAATGTTCTTCGTGCAAAAATTGTTGGTCAAATTAGTCAAATAAGAGTTAATCCAACAAGTCGTGGATTGACATATCAACCTGGTGATCCAGTTGTTGTTTACGGTGGACTAAATGCAAACGTTGCAAATCCAGTTGGTGCAACAGCAAAGGTTGGTGAAATTACCAAAGGTTCTATACAACGCATCAACGTGGTCAATGGTGGTTATGGTTATTCTGAGAAACCAAACACTATTATTATAATTGAAGATTCGGCTATAAGTGGTGCAAGAGCAAACGTTGCATCTATATCTCCATATTTACCTCCATCATTTAAAATAATTAACGGTGGTACAGGTTATAGAATTAACGATTCAGTTGTGTATGAAGAATCCACTTTTGCATATGTTTCTGAAGTTGATGCACAAGGCACTATAACAAATATTAGATACACTCAAACAGTAAATGCACAAGCTATTGTTGGCATAACTGCACAAGTATTTTCTTCAAATGTACAAGCCTCTGGTGCAAATATACAAACTGCCACGGCAGTAGGCAACGCAAGAGCCAATGTGGCTTTCATACCAATGGATGTTATTGGTTTTAAGAGAGAGATCAGATTAAGTAATGCAAATTTCTTCTTTGCTAATGTTGGAACATCTACTAAAGATACAACTCTTGCAAATGCATTTACTTTTGGATCAATAACAACATATCCCATATCTTCCGTTTTTGTTGATAATGGCGGCGGTGGAATAACTAAGATACCAGAAATAACCGCATTGTCTACATATAGAACAGAAGATTCCTTTGATGAATTTTCTGTTAATTCTTCACTAGAATCGCTTGGTATATTAGGTCCAGTTCAAATCAGTAACGGTGGTTCTGGTTATCAAGTGAACGATAGAATTGTTTTTAGTGGTGGTCGTGGCCAAGGTCCGTATGCAAATGTAATAGGTGTGAATGGAACTGGAGCAATTACAGCAGTAGATTTTTTTATTGATCCACAGTATCGTACATATCCAAAATGGCCATTAGGTGGAATGGGATATACGAATGATTATTTACCTAGTTTGTCGGTAACATCTGCAAATCCATCAGCGACCGGTGCAAGTTTGTTTATTCCAGGTATTCTAGGAACAGGCGCAACTTTCTCTCCAGTTGTAGATAGAGCAGGTTCAGTAACAACAATCTCAATTGAAAATTACGGTGAAGATTATGAATTCAAACCTAATGTGTCAATACGAATACAAGACATTGTGGTATCTAATGTTGCAATTGAAAACTTGCCGCAGAAAGATGATGTAATCTATCAAGGTCCAACAATCAATCTTGCTTCATATACAGCAAGAGTCAATTCAGTTTCATTGTTGGCTGCTGATGCGAACTCACAATTGTCATTATACAATTTGAGGGTTTACAATTACGATTCAAAACCAAATCCAAAACTACCTTTGGTGATTGATGGTAAGTACATCAGTCTGCCGATGGCAAACTCTGCATTTCCACAATTTGTACAGACATATAATTATTTTGATGCAGTTGGTAACCAAACAGTATATACCAGAACTTATGATAAGTCTGGTGTGATAACATTTGGTGATGGATCCGCAAAAGCTAACGCAACATTCTTGAATGGTCTTGTGATTGGTGAGGGCCAGTATTTAACAACACAAGGACAACCAAGTTCTTATGATGTGTTGCAGAGTACCAAGTACAACAATTTCACATATCAGATTACACTTGAAAAAGAAATTGCAAAATATAGAGAAGTGTTGTTGAACCTATTACATCCAACTGGAACAAATGTAATTGGTCGTTATGCATTGAAATCAAACAACAGTATGTTCCATCATGCACAACAAGGTTTGTATGGTGGTGAACCATTAGCTTACTATTTGGGCGAACATACTTCTGATGCACTGAGTATCACAACCAGTTTTACCAACAAGAGTAACAATGTAATTAAATTTAACAATAAACTTGGTTCAAATCTAGAAGAATTTATATTTCCAAACGTAAGTACAATTGAAATTAAGAATGACCGTGGCGTAAACATCAAGTCTTTAGTTATTGCTGTTGATGATGCAAAAGATTCAATCACAATTGCAAGTAATGTTTGGTTAACATTTGGTAATGTGGCCGTTGTTACTGGTACTTCTGGTACCAACACACTAAATATTACATCATTGACTGGTCAATTTGATTATGAAAACAATGGTGTGTATAGTAATACAAGTTATCCATTAAAAGATATTGTTTATACTGGTGATTCTATCAAAGTAAACAATAATATATACACAGTTAAATCTGTGAACTATTTGGAAGATAAAATTGTTTTAACAACTGACTTATCATCCAACGAAAACACCTTACTATCTGTTAAAAGAAATTTCATTGCAAACAGCACACTTGTATCAAATCAAATTAAAATATTTGGTCCTATTGGACTACAATATATACCAGAGATTACCACAGAAGATGGTATTACATTAACAACAGAAGACGATAGAACAATCCTATTGGGGTAAACAATGTCAACAGTAAAAATTTCGCAATTACCAAGTCTAACAAAATTAGATAGTAACACATCCAACACAATCTTAGTTGGTATTGATGTGTCAACCAGTGTTACCAGTAAATTTACAGCTAGAACTTTGGCGGATAGTTTGTATTCCAATACTGCATTGAATGTTGGTAACAATGCAATCATTCTTCCAGATGTTATTGCACAATTTGCAGGAAACAGTTCTGCATATTTACAAACCAATTTACAAAATCACGATTCTGATGGATCAGCCGACTATGTTATTACTGCTGATGTTGGTTCAGATGAAAAGAATTACATTGATTTAGGTTTGGCTGGATCGACAGACACCGATCCAACATACACTTCTGTATTACCATTAGATGGTTACTTGTATGTACAAGGTAACACCGCAACATCTATTGGTGGCAACCTAATCATAGGCACGACAACCGCAGGTAGAACAGTTAATATTATTGCGGGTGGTCCCGAATCAAATAAAGTTCAAGTAAAGATTTCAACTGATGGTCTTAATTTGGTTGCAAAACCATTGAAGTTTGCTGACGGTTCTTCACAAAACACTTCTATGGATTCTGCTGGAACATTTGCCAACAGTGCATTTGTGAGAGCAAATTCTAGTTTTGGTGTAGCAAACTCATCTGCTCTATATGCTAATGGTGCTTTTGCTGCATCCAATTCAGCCAGTCTGTATGCTAACGCTGCTTTTGCTGCATCTAATTCTGCAAGTCTGTATGCTAATGGTGCTTTTGAAGCATCCAATTCAGCCAGTTCTTATGCAAACAGTGGATTTGGTGTAGCCAACTCTGCATCGTTGTATGCGAATGGTGCATTCATACAAGCAAATGCAGTATTCAGTCGTTCAAATAACCAAGTATGGCCACAGGCAAATGCTGCGTTTGGTACCGCAAATTCTGGTTCATTGTATGCTAATGCTGCGTTCATACAAGCTAATGCTGCCTTTAGCCAATCCAATAATCAAGTATGGCCACAAGCAAATGCTGCATTTAATTCATCCAATACAGTAGGTGTTTATGCCAACGCAGCATTTGGTGTAGCGAATTCGGCATCATTGTATGCTAATGGTGCATTTACAGCTGCAAATGTGGCAACCTCAGCTGCATTATATGCCAACGGTGCGTTTGGTGCAGCTAATTCTGCTGGTGTATTTGCGAACGGTGCATTCATAAACTCCAACAATGCATACACAACAGCCAATTCTGCTGGAACATATGCTAACGGTGCGTTTGGTGCAGCTAATTCTGCTGGTCAATATGCAAACGCAGCATTCTCGAAAGCAAACACTGCACAAACTTTGGCAGGTACACAAGCAGGTCGTTTGGATATTATTGAACCAATTGCACAGGCAGCCTTTACAAATGCGGCCAGTGCATTGCAAAATACAACAGGCACATTTGCTGGTTCTTTGGCAATTACTGGTGACTTATCACTACTGAATGGTTCTATCTCATCAGCAGGAAACATGAGAGTTAATGGTACCATTGTTATGGCCAACTCAAACTTCTCTGCAACTGAAGCAGCATTGACAATCAAAGCAACTGCAAACGTTGCAACACCATCAAATGATGGTTATATGTTGCACATTTCAGGTAAACAAAACGTTGCTTCTCGTATCGTATTTGATTCATATAGTGTAACAGGTAACGCATACGCTGTTGTTGCTGGCCGTACTGCAAGAGGTACTGTTGATGCACCACTACCAGTGGCCAACGGTGACATTTTGATGCGTGTTTCTGGTAATGGTAGAGGTGATACAAATTGGTCTCAATTTGGTGTTGCTCGTATGGACATTGTTGCAACAGAAAACTATACAGATGCGGCTCGTGGTTCACAGATTCAATTCTGGAATTGTCCAGTCGGTTCAAACACTCTACAGAAAATTGCATCTCTTAATGGTGATTCTGTTGATTTTTCTGGTGTAGTTAAACCAGAAAAAGGTTTTATCTATACACCTAGAGTCTTGTCAGGTAGTCAGACTGCGATTACAGTTAATTTTGCAACTGACTCCATGATTCGTGCAACATTTGCTGCAACACTAACAAACACACTTTCAAATTATGTTGCAGGCAAAGTTGTTGAAATGTGGTTGACAAACACCGCAGGTAACGGACAAACAGTAAACCATGGATGTTTGGCCAATAACTCAACTATTGGTGCAACATCAGTATCAATTGCATCTGGTCGTTCAGTACACTTAAAATACTTTAGTATTGATGTTGACCAAGCAAATACTTTCGTTGCTATAACATACGCATAATAAATAAAACACTATGGCAAATAAAAATATTCTCACAAACGGTTCAAAAGTTTCCCAGATAGGGCTAATGTATTATGCACCGGTGGCTGTGGTACCACCGTATTTGACAGAGCCAATCAATGTGTTCTATTGTTTTCTGGCAAAACCTTTGGCCTGGGATGATGATGTAAACCCACCTGTTCCTGCAACCGACTTGAAATCAATCAAGCAGGTGTACAAGAATATGTTTATTGTGAAACAGATAAAGACCAATGACATATCACCAGTCATACAAAGAATAGATTGGACTTCAGGTGTTTTGTATAATTGTTTTCTAGATGATGGAGATATGTTTGCAAAAGATGCCAATGGTTATGTAATTTATAATTTCTATGTGAAAAACAAATATGACCAAGTTTTTAAATGTTTATGGAACAATAATGATGAACCATCAACAGTAGAACCATACTTTGAACCAGGTACATATACTGCAAACAAAATGTTCCAAGGTGAAGATGGTTACAAATGGAAATTCATGTACACAATTGATACTGGTCTAAAACTTAAATTCATGGACAAAGAATGGATGCCAGTGGCTATCGGTACAAACACACCAAACCCATTAATTACATCTGCCGGTGTTGGTAGTATAGATGTTATTAATGTGAGTGAAGGTGGTTCAGGATATGATCCAGGCAATTCTGTAGTGAATATAGTAATCACTGGTGATGGAACTGGTGCGGCAGCTACGGCAAATGTACAGAACGGTGTCATTCACGATGTTATTGTTACCAATCCAGGTAGTAATTATTCTTATGTAAGTGTTGCAGTTGAATCTGGTTTTGGTAATGGTTGTACACTGGCTGCATCAACCTCACCTGTTGGTGGCCATGGATTTGATCCGGTTTCTGAGTTAGGTTGCGACCATGTGATGTTGACTTGTGAGTTTGAAGGTACAGAAAATGGACTATTACCAACAGATATTGATTTCCACCAACTAGGTATCATAATTAATCCAACAACCAAGCAGTATAATCCTGTATATGCAAATGGTGTTGCATATAGTACAACAACAGATATCGTTGTGGCGGCAGGTTCAGACATTGGATTTCAAATGGATGAGATTGTTTATCAGGGTCCAATTAACAATCCAACATTTACTGCAACAGTTTTATACTTCAATCTTTCTACCAATCTAATAAAGCTAATAAATACAAAAGGTGTTCCAGTAATTAATAGTCCTATTTTTGGTCAAACAACCACATCAACAAGGACTGTATTGTCGTATAGTCTTCCAAATTTTGCAATACATTCTGGATATTTGGCATATATTGAAAATAGATCAAGTGTTCAAAGAAGTGATGACGGAATAGAACAACTCAAATTTGTATTAGGTTTCTAAGGGAAAAAAATGGCTCTAAATTTTAACGTTGATCCTTACTATGATGATTTCGATGATACAAAAAACTTTCATCGAATCTTATTCAAACCAGGTAAGGCAGTACAGGCCAGAGAATTAACACAGGCACAAACGATCTTACAAGATCAGATTACTAAGTTTGCCAATAACATATTCAAAGAAAATTCTCCCGTAACTGGTGGTCAAATAACAACCAATTTTAGTTGTTTTTATATCAAACTACAAAGCACATATAATGGTGCAACAATTGATGTTACCGACTTTAACGGTCTATTATTAACTAATGCATCCGGCACAATTAAAGCAAAAGTTGTTGCTATAGCACAAGCAACAGGTACCGCAGGTGAAGGTGATCCACCAACATTGATTGTTGTCTATAAATCAGGTACACATTTCACAGATAATGATATTATCTATGATGTAAATTCTAATAAGGCTTGCCAAGCAGTTACAAATAGTTCAACAGGACAATCTTCTGTTGTTTCGATTGCTAAAGGTGTTTTCTATGTTCTTGGCAACTTTGTACAAATCGAACCAACAACAATCATATTAAGTAAGTATGACAGTACACCATCCAGAAGGGTTGGTCTGGAAATTACCGAAACAATCTATGACTATGCAAACGATGCGTCATTGTTGGATCCTGCGGTCGGTGCATCAAACTACCAAGCACCTGGTGCAGACAGATATGTTATTAGTCTTGAACTAACAGCAAAACCATTGTATTTTGGTGATGACCAATGGTTCATCGAATTGCTTCGTATTGAAGATGGTAATGTTTTTAAAATGGTTGACGGTTCAGTCTACGCCGTAATTAATGATTATTTTGCAAAGCGTGACTATGAAACCAATGGTGATTACATCGTAAATGATTTTAGTATAACACCAAAAGTTGATCCGGATGATGAGGACAAGTACATAATGGGTGTGGGTAAAGGCCTTGCATATGTGCATGGTTATCGTGTTGAGAATCCTTCACCTATTAATATATCTTCCAACCGTGCAAGGGCAACATCTTTAAAAAATAATGACACAACAGTTATTAACTATGGTAGTTATTTTATTGTATCAAATGTGCATGGCGCCAACTCAAAAACATTTGAAGTAACAACAGCAAACACAATAGACTTTCATTGTGTTTCAACTGATAATGTACATACAGCCAATACAACAACTTACAATTCCACATTGGTGGCCAGAGGTTACATTCGTGGTTTAGATTATCAGAGTGCGCCAACAGCCAATGCAAATACACATATTTTCAAGGCAATGGTATATGACTTGCAGAACCAGGCTTTAACAGGCACACTTGTTTCAGCAAGTTCAACCACAGTAGTTCTACCAGGAACAAATGGCCAAACATCTTCATTTAATGATGCTTATGTTGGTGTTGACATTTCAATTACATCAGGAACAAATGCAGGTGAAACAAGAACAATTACTGCATACGTAGGTTCAACAAGAACTGCAACTGTGAATAGGTCTTGGAGTGTAACACCAGACAATACATCCACTTTTGTGATGAATTTTAATACCGCTGATGCGGAATCTATGTTGCAAGTTAACAACAGTAACTATACTGTATATGGTAGTGCAAAAATAGATGATACTGGAAAACAAAATGGTATAGCTTCTGGTGATGCAATTTTTGAAAATCCAAATAAACCAGAACTATTGTTTCCAATAGGTTTACCATTTGTCTCTGATATTACCGATGCAATCTACACATCTTTTATTGAAATTAGAGGTGTACCTTTTGGTGTTGCTGGTAGTACACTGTCTGCAACTGTGGACCTTTCAAGTTACAATGATAAAATTTCACATATAGGTACAGCAGGCCAGGATTTGAGCACAGATTTGGTCAGAGAAAACTTCACAATTATTGTGACGAATGCCCAATCAAATTCAAAGTTTGCAGCTGGTGATATTGTTAATTGGTCAGTATCTCCTAGAGCCATTTCAATGAATGGTGATTTATCTGTTGCAACATTGACAACCACAACAGCAGATTTGACCGCATTTACAGCAACAATCATATTTAAAGTTGATGTGCCTGTTGCAACCGATTCTGGTTTTGTCTTAAAAATTAAAAATTTAGTTACTGCGGCCAATGCAACAGTTGTAACCAATGGAACACAAGTTAACACCTACACATTTGTTGACGATGGTGTAAGTTCTAGTGGCCAAGTTTACATACAAGCCGCAGGTGTTGCTGCTCCTGGAACAAAACAATCATTGTATCTATCTGATGTGAAACGAATTGTAAAAATCATTGATACAAAAGCTTCAGGTACATTGCCATTAACAACAATGTATAATAATTCAACATATGATGTTACAAATAATTATGTTTTCGATAATGGCCAAAGAGATGGTTATTATGACCATGCATCAATTACATTAAAACCTGGTGCACCTAAACCAGCAGGCAATTTACTTGTGTATCTTGATTACTACAAGCATTCTGGTGGTGATGGTTATTTCAGTCAAACATCTTACACCAGTTCAGATTCACCAGAAAATTATAGAGAAATTCCAGATTACACAAGTAAAAATGGAACAACATATTCGTTGAGAGATTGTTTGGATTTTAGACCATCCCGTCAAAATGCTCAAACAGATTTTGTTTTCCGTTACTCTAATCCATCAGACACAAGAGCTGGAATTTTATTGCCTGTAGATTCAACAAGTTTTATTTGTGACTATGAACATTATCTTGGTCGTAAAGATAAATTAGTTTTAACCAAAGATAGAAGTCTACAAATAGTTGAGGGTTCTCCTTCAATCAACCCTATTCTACCTAATGAGCCAGATTCCTCATTAACAATAGCCAACATTACACACAATCCATATACCGGATATGTAACAACCGAGTCACCTGTTGGTAAATTACCAGATTTGTCTATAGAAAAAGTGCAACACCGCCGTTACACAATGGCTGATATTGCTGGCCTTGACACAAGGATTAATCGTGTTGAATACTATACTTCTTTAAATACATTGGAACAAAATGCAAACTCATTGCAAATCTCTGATGCATATGGATTGAATAGATTCAAAAATGGTATTATGGTAGATGATTTCTCCAGTTTTTCTGCTTCAGACTCTGGTGTTACAGACTTTAATGCAAACATTAACAGAAGAACTAGACAATTAACTGCTGGCCAAATTGTTACAAATTTCCCATTAAAAAATTTGGCAATGGTGTATAACATGAATTCACCAACATCATCATCAATTTCTGCGTTGAATTTTAATGTTAGTCGAGATGGTTCAGTGAATTATTTCACATTGCCATATACCACAAGCATTATAGTATCACAAAAATTGGCAAGTAGAACGACCAATGTAAATCCATTCAATACTCCTTATGCAAAAGGTAGTTTGTCATTATCTCCAAACATGGATACTTGGGTGGACACAACATATTCACCAGCCTTATTGGTTGTTGATTCTGGTCTACAAGTATTCCAAAGAGGTGATGTAACCAACACATTGGCTTTTGGTGATTGGCAAACAGTACCCGGAACATCAGCAACAAGCCTACAATCACAAACATCTAGCCCTTGGTCCACTATATCTAACAGTGTTGGGTGGACAGGTGGAACAACTGGATTGCAACAAACAACAATACAAAATTCCACACTTTCTTCAACTTATGTTACAAAGTTTAAAGAACAACAAAACAATTTACTTGGACCATACAATAAAATAGACAACACCTATGCATTGAACAATGGTTACATTAATGATATTAGTATTTTGCCGTGGATCAAACCACAGCAGATTATGATTAAAGCTTCTAACCTGTTAATTAAAACCAAGTTATATGCTTTCTTTGATAATGTAAGTGTTGATTCTTATGTTCGTAGATTGAATACAATTGAAGTTGCATCCGTGACTGGCACATTTAAAGCTGGCGACATTATTGGTTACTATTCAGCTGGTACATTCACACCTACAGGTAAAGTTGAAGGTGTGTACAACTACACAGATACAACCAAAATTCGCTTGTATGTTTCAAACGATTTTAAGACAACAACATACAATAATAGTTTAGCGTTACAAAATGGTTTCTTTAATGCATCAGGTGTTTATCAGTCATCTACTGCTTCAGGTAGTGTTGTTGCAACACAATTTAGCAACTCTAGTGAACACTACAGTGGTACATTAAAAGATTCATCATCTACCACATCAATAACACTATCACCATTAGCATCAAGTGTAAATGATTTTTACAATGGTTTAACACTTTATATAACTTCTGGTGCAAATCCTGGTCAGTCAGCTGTGATTTCAGATTATAATGGAACAACTAAGGTTGCAACACTTGCAACACCTATAGTAGTAGCTTCAGTTGTTGGATTACCAGATAAAGAAACATATTCTATTGGTTCAACTACAGGTTCGATTGAAACTAATGAACGTGGTGATTTCTTTGGTGTGTTTACGGTACCAGCAAATACTTTCCACACTGGTCAAAAGGTCTTCCGTTTAGACAATCGCATCAATAATAATGCTGCTACAGTATCAACATATGCAGAAGGTACTTTCTATGCAGAAGGACTACAAGTCAATAAACAAAATATTGATTTTGGTGCATCTCCAGCTGGCGCAAAAGATGTTTTTACACAATCTCTTTATAAAGATTCATCTTACACAACAAATACATCTGAAGTACAAACAAGAAGAATAATTACAGATTTGGAACCGCCGCCGCCTTGGACAGGTGATCCTGTTGCTCAAACTTTCCAGATTGACCCAACAAACTTCCCGAATGGTGCATTCCTTTCATCAATCAGAGTATTCTTTGCTTCAAAACCAACATCAACAAATGATGGTTCACCAATAACACTTTCAATTGTTGGCACACTAAATGGATATCCAAACGGAGTAACATTGGATCATTCAGTGGTTACTTTGGATCCAACTAAAGTTAAAGTTTCTTCAACACCACAATTCGTAGATTCAACTACATACACCGAATTTACATTCAGTGTGCCGGTTTATATTGAATCTGGTGTGTTGTATGCATTTATTGTTAAGTCTTTGTCAAATGAATATACACTATGGACAGCTTCCAACAATGAAGATGCATTACCATCAACAGTAAAAAATCTACCAACTGATCCATATCCAAGTTCAATTACAAAAATATCAGCCGCACATTATGTTGGTGGTATGTTCATTTCTCAAAATTCACAAACCTGGGAAGCGGACCAGAATCAAAGTGTGATGTTTACAGCTGAACGTTGTGTGTTTAACACTGCGGTTACACCATCAATTAGAATGGTTATACCTAAAAAGTTACCACAAAGAACTTTGGTTGATTCTGAAATTGATTTTTACAAAAATGCAAACACAATGACAGATTTGATTTCAACAACATCAAGTTCTAATATGTTGATAGATGCATTCAATATATCAACAACCGATTTTGTACCATCTTCAACCTCAATCAATTACAATTACGATGCAACTTTACAAAGTGGCAGTTCTGCTGGCCAAGTTGCAATAAATCCAGGTAAATTTGGTACAACAATGTATGAACACATTTATTTGGATGATAATCAACGACAAAGAGTTTTGGTTGCCAATTCGGAAACATCTTTCTCATTATACGGCCAGTTATCATCACAAGATAATGCAGTTTCTCCAGTCATTTCTGATGCTGGTACTACTGTATTTACAGTTCAATACAACATAAACAATTGTGAATTGTCAAATAGTTTGATATCTATTGTTTCTCAGGGAAATAGTTACGCAACAGGCAATACAACAGTTACCATTTCTGCACCAACAGGTGCAAATGCAGTACAAGCTTATGCATCACCTGTGATTGAAGCTGGTAAAATTACTTCAATTTATTTGACAACACCAGGTTCAGGATACATAGAAACACCAACTGTTTCAATTGATGTTTCTGGTGGTTCTGCGGCAGGTGCATCTGCAATCATTACAGGTGAAACTTCCAAGAATGGTGGTCCTGCAGCAACAAGATATATAACCAAGAAGGTTGTGTTAGAAGCAGGTTTTGATTCTGGAGATTTGAATGTCTATTTGTCTGCATATCGTCCCGCAAAAACAGATATACAAGTGTACTACAAGATTTTGAATAGAAATGATACACAATCGTTTGCTGATGGTTCTTGGATCCTAATGACCAAAACAAAGAATTCTAACACATTGTATTCTAAATTCAGAGGTGATTTGCATGAATATACTTTTGCACCAGGAAGTTTAGGTACAGAACAAGGTTATGTTTCTTATACATCAACAAATGGCCAAACATATAACTCATTCAATCAGTTTGCAATCAAAATTGTTTTGTTGACTACAGATACAACTATTGTACCTTATTTGACAGACATGAGATGTATTGCACTACCTTCAAATATCAATAGTTCGATTGGTTAATTATGTATTTGAGAGTTGAAGGTACAAAACTTGTTAGAGATACCAGAAGTGGTGCAATTATAAACCAAGATAAAAATGGTTTGGATGAATATTTAAATAAACGCCGAGCACTAGAGTCTCAAAAAGAAGAAATAAATAATGTTAAGTCTGAGGTCAAAGTGCTCAGGGAAGATATAACGGAAATAAAAAGTTTGTTATTAAAACTATTAGAAAAAGGTTAAAATGGCTAATACAGTATCCTCATTAAGTTATGCCAATACATTTGGTGATTGGATGGTTGCGACCAACAATCTGGTTACCGAAAACAACATTCTTGCCAAAGAAAATTATGTCAAAGATTCTGGAACATTATTCCTTTCAGAAAATTCACAGACAGCATTACAATCAAACGGAAATGTTATTGTTCAAAAGACATTTTCAGTGCAAGGTATTGGTTCTTCTGCAATCATTCAAAACAATTTGAATGTGGAAGGGCAAGGTTACTTTTCAAATGGAAATCTAAGTCTTGCAACAACAGGAACAGCCAATGTTGGTAATGTATTAAACGTTTTAGGATCAGACACAGCACTAAGAGTTGCAAACAATTCACGATTTGGTGGAAGCATTTCTGTAGTAGGTGGAACATTTACAGAAACATTGCAATCAAACAATTCTGTCAACACTTCTAATGCTTCAATTTTCAACACACTGTATACCAACAGAATACAATCAAATACCAGTGTATTGACAGGTACACTTTCTGCAAACAACAAAGTGTTTACTAATGATGTGCAAGCAAACACAAGTATTCTTACTGCAACTATTCAGGCCAATACACATGTTACTACAACATCTGTTGGTGTAAGTGGCACAGCTTGGGTAAATGTGTTACAAGCAAACACATCTACCAATACAGCCAATGCATCCGTTATACATACCTTGTGGGCAAATGTAGTACAGGCAAACATATCTACAAATACAGCAACAGCTTCTGTTACTGGTACCACATTTACAGATGTATTACAAGCCAATACATCATCCAACACTTCCAATGCATCGGTTATGCACACACTATATGCAAATGTAGTGCAAGCCAACTCATCAACCAATACATCTAATGCATCGGTTATGCATACACTATATGCTAATGTTGTGCAAGCTAATGTGTCAACCAATACAACAACAGCTTCTGTCACTGGTACCACATTTACAGATGTATTGCAAGCAAATACATTTACAACAACTGCAACAGCTTTTGTATCTGGCACCACACACACGAATGAATTGCAAGCAAATACATCAGCAAATACTACAACATTATCAGTAACAGGAACTTCTTTTACTAATGTGTTACAAGCTAATACATCATCCAATACATCTAATGCATCCGTAGTTTGGACAATGTATGCCAATGTTGTGCAAGCTAACGTATCAACGAATACAACAACTGCTTCTGTTACTGGTACTACATTCACGGATGTGTTACAAGCTAATAGTTCAGCTAATACCAGAACAATGTCGGTTACTGGTACCACATTTACAGATGTTCTACAAGCTAATAGTTCAGCTAATACCAGAACAATGTCGGTTACTGGTACAACGTTTACCAATATATTACAAGCAAATTCCCGTGTTAATACAGTAAATGTTTGGGCAACCGACACAGTAAGAGCAAACACAATAAGAGCAAATACTGATGTTTGGACACCAAATGTACGCATTTCCAATTTAATTGATGCCGAAAGTGCTGAAGCGAGAGTTCACAACCTACAAGTCGGTGAAGGTGGTTTAAGTATTGCTGGTAATTTCACACTTAATGGAAGAACAGTATTTAATTCAAATGAATTTATAATAAGTCAAGGAACACCAAATCAAACATCAAAATTTAGCACTTTCAGAACAGCTAATGGTGTAGCAAATGGTGTTGCATCAAATGCATCTATTCGTTGGAATGAAACAGGAAATTATTTTGATATTAATGATGTAGATAGTTTTGAATCATCTTCATACTACAGAATTATTACCGAACAACAAATTAGTGATTCAATATCAACTACTGATGGAACTAAAGCTGCATCACTGACTGCTGCAAAAACACTAAATGATAATATAACAGCAGCAAATACTTGGTTAAAAAGTCGTTCAGATTCCGCATCATTGTATGCAAATGGTGCATTCCGTGATGCAAACTCCGTTTCAATTTATGCCAATAGTGCATTTGGTGCTGCCAACTCAGCATCATCTTATGCCAATTCTGCTTTTGCTTCGGCCAACAACGTTGCTCCACAAATTGCGCCTGCGTTTGCACAGGCTAATGCGGCTTTCGGTAAAGCTAATGCTGCAACTGCTGAGATTAAAGGAACAAGAGGTTCAATATCACCAACAAGTGCATCATTAACCTTAACATCTAATAACGGCATTGCAATACATTCAGTTACTGCAAACACATTGGCAATTAGTACATCACAAGATTTGCAAACAACCGCAAGTCCATCATTTACAGGATTGACAGTAACAGGAACTCCTTTATCAACATCATCTGGTGGTACTGGTTCAACATCAGCTTCGTCAGCTTTCAATACATTGATTGCAGCTGCTACAGGCACAGAAAGTGGAACTTCAGGTTACGTACTTGCAACTGGTGGATCAGGTAACTTCTACTGGACTGCTGCTGGTGCAGGAGGTGCAGGCACTCAACCTGGTACTAGAATTACATCTAATAGATTGTCTTATACTGGTGATGGTACAACAACAATATATGCAACACCAACATTCAGTCAAGCCAACCAGGTTAGGGTGTATATTAACGGTGTTCGTCAATTAGAATCTGAATATACTTTAAATTCTGGTACATCTAGAGTAACAATGACTGTTGCACCAGTTGTTAATGATAAAATATTGGTCGAAGTAGATGGTTATGCAGTATATGAATATTTTGCAAATAACATTGTATATGGTCCAGCAACAGGATCACTTACAGCAGGCACTATTCAGTCTGCAATTGATGGTTTAGAATCTGGTAAGATGCCAAAAACTGGCGGCACATTTACTGGTCAAGTTATTGGTCAAACAATAGACAAAGCTACTGCAAATACTTCACTAGCAACTGGATCATATGTACACAATCTAGCAAACTCTAATTGGACATTCTCACACAGTATAACCGGTAATGCAGGTACAGTAACAAATGGATTGTATTCAACAGGAAGTTATGCAAATCCTGCTTGGTTAACATCATTAAATGCAGATAAATTATCTGGTGGTACAATTTCAAGTACTATACTAGGCAATTCATCACACTTTATTGGTACAACTTCTATTGCATTGAATCGTGCAACTGGATTCCAAAGACTGACAGGTGTGAATATTAACGGAATTGCTGATAGTGCTAATAATCTTATTAGTACTGCTGGAGATTTAGGTTATACTGTGTCTGGCCAAGATGTTTCTTATGTTGGCCATTTAGGACCACAAGTTCAATCACAAGGCGCTGGTGCTGCGGCCATGTCTTTTCACAGACCTGGATTATATGCAATTAATTTTGGACTTGGTACCGATAACCAATTAAGAACTGGCGGATGGAGTCGAGGCGGCGCTTCTTATGTTATACTAGATTCTGGTAACTATAATTCGTATGCACCAACATTAACAGGCACTGGTGCTTCTGGAAATTGGAATATCACTTCTGCATTTGCTACGAATTCTACTTATGCAAATAACATAACAATGGGTTTCAATTCCAATTGGAATACAGATTTCTCACACGCTCCGGCCGGAAGTACAGTTCTTCGTGGTGATACTTCATCAGGAAGCTCAACTGGTGGTCCAGGTGGAAGTTGGTGGTTCCAACAGAACATGCGCCACACAAATGCATCTAGTTTATGGGGTGTTCAGGTTGCATGGGGTTGGGAAGACAATGCTAATTTACTTAGAACCAGAAATATACAAAATGGTAATTATGGTGGCTGGGTAACATATATCAACAGCACCAACATTGGTTCACAGTCTGTTTCTTATGCTACAAGTGCTGGTTCTGCTACAAATGCAGGTTATGCTACAAGTGCTGGAAATTCAACAACTGTTGCTGGATTAAATGTACATGCAAATAGAAACAATGAAGCAAACAAAATTGTAAGAACTGATGCAAACGGTTATTTACAAACCGGTTACATTAATTCAAGTAATGGTGACGAAAATAATGCTAGCAACCCACCAAGAGTTTGGGGTACAAACGGTAGTGATAGTTACTTGCGTTCATATCAAACAGGATCGTTGAGTGTTGGTTATGCTGGAAGTGCTGGAAATGCCACTTATGCTGGAAGTGCTGGATATGCTGGAAATGCTGGATATGCATCAAGTGCTGGAAATGCTGGATACGCCACAACTGCTGGTTCAGCATCAAATGTTACTCAAGGCACAGCATACTTTACTTATCAAGAAATGGCTGGAATGGGATCAGTTGGTGGTGTCATTTATACTTCCACTGGAGGACCCGCAGGAGGTTGGAATTCAGTTCAGTATTTAAATATTCCTAGTGCAGGTTGGTGGAACATAACCGAACCAGATATGTTCTACCGGGGCCAAAGATTAAATTCCAGTATGTGGCTAGGCGGCACTACTTATCTATGGTTGGTTGTCGAAGTTCTTGTTGATAATGTTTGGAGATTAATTAAATTAACAACACAAAATTATGATACAGTTAATTATATGCCAGCTGACGGTAATGTCTATGTTGCAGCAAGACCATTTCAAACATACGGACCTTATGGTTATTGGCATTGGTCTAACGAGGACACCACTTGGGCGGCGTTAGGTAGCCAAAAAACACCATATTATCTAGCTGCAGGTAATAACGTCAGAGTTACAATGAGATGGGTTAATGATTATTTTAGGGCAGGTACTCATTTTATGACGGAGGCCAATGCGGCTTCCGGTAGAGGATATTATATGGACAGTGTTCTTGGCTGGAGAAATGATGGAACTACTCCAAGCGCCACAAACAAACATGTTTATAAAATACCGGATACCGTTAATTATGAATGGAGAGCATATGCTAATTACCAACCCGCAGGATATTGGTATGCTGGAGGCCATGTAAGATTTATGGCATATAAAGTTGGTACATAAGTTGAAACTTAATTTTTAATGGAGCAAAATAAATGACACTTTCAATCAATAAAATTTTACAAGTAGATTATATTCAACATACTTCCAAATTTCCACATAACACTATACGAGCCTATGTTAAAGCAAACGCTTTGCCTGAAGATCGTATTGTTGCGGATGAATTGGAAAAAGGAAAAAATATAACACCGAATGACGTTATTCAAATCATTAATGTTGAACCAAGTCATCCTTTATATCAACAAATAATTGACAAATTTAATCCTCAAAAAATAAATTTTGAATCCAATGAAAATGTACATTTTTATGAAAATGTATTGGATGAAAACAAAAATGCATGAAATAAAAAGGCAAAATAAATGACAACAAAGATTACGCCGTCAGTTCTAGAAAATACGACTGTTGTAGCAGCCACACACGGCACTGCGGCCGCAGTACCAGTTATAGTTGTTGATCCACAAGGTAGAATTACTGGTGTCACCAACACTTCTATTAGTATAGGCACAAGTCAAATTGGTAGTGGTACACTGGATGATGCAAGATTGCCTGCACAAGAAACTTTGACTGCTGCAAACTATTATGGTGATGCGGCCAAGACTGTTGCAATTGTTACTGATGCAAAAGGTAGAATTAAATCAGCAGCCAACGTTACAATTGCAATTGCTTCTAGTGCAGTTACTGGATTAGCAACCTCAGCAACCACGGATACTAC